GATGAGATTGCCGCCTTGGCGCTGAAAGCCGGTGGAGATGTTGTTTTGGATAAAGTCCGAAGCAACCTGGAAGCGTCCATTGGCAACGGAACAAAGTACGATTCACGCTCCACGGGCGAACTGATAGACTCCCTTGGCATGACTCCGGTGAAGATTGACCGAAACGGAAACTCCAATATCAAGATCGGCTTTTCTGAACCCCGCTCTGACGGAAAGAGCAATGCAATGCTTGCCACCGTCCTGGAGTATGGAAAAAGCGGTCAGCCGCCGAAACCCTTCATGAAATCCGCCCAGACCCAAAGCAAAAAAGAATGCCAACGGGTTATGAAAGAAGTTCTGGAAAGAGAGGTTTCAAAATTATGAGTTTACTTACAGAATTAAATACCATTCTGCCTGCAATCGTCCCTGTTGAGACGGGTGTCTTTTCTGATGCTCCACCCGACAGGTACGCAGTGATCACACCCCTGTCCGATGAGTTTGACCTTCATGCGGACAATGAGCCGGGCGTCGACATACAGGCTGCACGTATCTCCCTTTTTGATAAGGGTAATTACACAAAAATGAAGAACCAAATCATCTGCGCCGTTCTCAGTGCGGAGATGACCATTACCGACAGGCGGTATGTTGGTCACGAAGATGATACCGGGTTCCACCACTATGCCATTGATGTGGCAAAACACTACGAAATGGAGGAATAATTTATGGCTACGATTGGTCTTGACCGTCTGTACTACGCAACCATCACCGAAAGCGAAACCGGTGATGAAACCTACGCAACTCCTACTCCTTTGGCAAAGGCAATCTCCGCAGAACTGTCCGTAGAACTGGCAGAAGCAATTCTGTATGCGGATGACGGTGCAGCAGAAATTGTAAAGGAGTTCAAAAACGGCACTCTGGCGTTGGGTATTGATGATATCGGTGCTACCGTTGCATCTGACCTTACCGGTGCCACCATTGACGATAACCATGTGCTGATTTCCACCTCCGAGGATGGCGGCACTCCTGTTGCGGTTGGTTTCCGCGCAAAGAAAGCCAACGGCAAGTACAAGTACTACTGGCTCTATAAGGTGAAGTTCGGCATCCCTGCCACCAACCTTGCGACCAAGGGTGACAGTATTACTTTCTCTACGCCCACCATTGAAGGCACTATCATGCGCCGTAACAAGCTGGATGCAAAGGGCAAGCATCCCTGGAAAGCAGAGGTCACCGAAGGTGATGCGGATGTTGCAGCCGATACCATCACCAACTGGTATAAGAACGTCTACGAACCCAGCTTTGCATCTGCATAAAGGAGGACTGACACATGGATAACGAAAGAAGTGCCGTCATTCAGATCGGCGGGATCGATTATGAGATGATCCTTACCACTAAGGCAACAAAGGAAATCGCAGGCCGTTACGGTGGTCTCGAAAACCTGGGGCAGAAGCTGATGAAGTCCGAGAACTTTGAAATGGCGCTGGATGAGATTGTATGGCTCATTACGGTGCTTGCCAATCAGAGTGTTCTCATCCACAATCTTCGCAATCCTGCTGAAAAGAAGGAACTGCTCACCGCAGAGATGGTTGAACTTCTGACCACGCCTCTGGAACTGGCTCAGTACAAGTCTGCCATTATGGAAGCAATGTTCCGTGGCACCAAGCGGAATGTGGAAAGTGAGAAAGATCCAAAAAACGCAGTGGTCGGGTAACGGATGAAGAAACCTTTACCCGACTTCTATATTTCGGAACGGCTCAGCTGCATCTCTCCTTCGATGAGGTGTGGCTGACGCCGTTCGGTTTTTTACTCGACCTTTGGGAATGCCATCGACAGTTTCTCGGTATGGCAAAACCGAAGCGAGAAGTGTTTATTGACGATATTATCCCGCCGGGGATCTAAGGAGGTGGTCAGATGGCAGATAATTTCGGCTTAAAAATCGGTCTTGAGGGCGAGAAGGAATTCAAGAAAGCCCTTGCTGACATCAACCAGTCTTTCAAAGTTCTCGGCTCGGAAATGGAACTGGTTGCATCGCAGTTTGATAAGCAGGATAAATCCGTTGAGGCGCTGACCGCCCGGAATGAAACCCTTGGCAAGTCCATAGATGCTCAAAAACAGAAAATCGCCACACTGGAACGCGCTCTTGAAAATGCCGCCGACTCTTTCGGTGAGAACGATCGCCGTACTCAGAACTGGCAGATTCAGCTGAACAAAGCAAAGGCTACGCTCAACAGTATGGAGAAAGAACTTTCCTCCAATGAGCAGGCAATTCGAGATATGTCGGATGCGTTTTCTGATGCAGACGGCAGCGTAGATGAACTTGGTGACTCCGTAGAAAAAGCCGGAGAGCAAGCAGAAGATGCCGGTGGAAAGTTTGAAAAGCTGGGTAATATCGCCGGTGGCATCGGTGCCGCCATCGGTACTGCCGTTGCAGCGATAGGTGCAGCCGTTGTTGCCGCCGGAAAAGAACTCATTTCTCTGGGTGACGAATACAACAAGGCGGTCAATACTATCTCTGCCTCTACAGGAGCAACCGGGGCCGAACTGGAAGCCTTGGGCGAGGTGGCACAAAGGGTATATACCCACAATTTTGGTGAAAGCCTGACCGATGTAGCAGAGGGGCTTTCTGTGGTACAAAAGACCACGGGACTTGTCGGTGAAGAACTGGAAAAGGCAACGGAATCCGGCTTTGCGCTCCGTGACACCTTCGGCTACGATATGCAGGAGTCTGCTCGAACCGTCAATGCTCTGATGAAAAACTTCGGTCTGTCCGCCGAAGAAGCGTACAACATTATCGCCGTTGGCGCACAGAACGGTGCCGATCAGAACGGCGATCTGCTCGATACCCTCAACGAATACTCCGCGCAGTATGCCGCTCTTGGTTTGTCTGCCGATGAGTTTTTGACAAGCCTGGTCAATGGTGCTGAAGCTGGCGTTTTCTCCATCGATAAGGTCGGTGACGCAGTCAAGGAATTCAACATCCGAGCCAAAGACGGAAGCCAGACTACAATTGATGCCTTTACCTCTCTCGGTTTGAATGCCGAGGAGATGATGGGTAAGTTCGCTGCGGGTGGTGACTCTGCCAGAGATGCTTTCTTCGATGTGCTGTCGGCACTGGAAGGTATGGAAGACCCAATGGCAAAGAACACGGCAGCGGTTGCCTTGTTCGGCACGATGTACGAAGATCTGGAAGCCAATGTACTACCTGTTCTCTCCGGCATGGAGAGCGGCACAATGGAAGTGTACGATGCGCTCTCGCAGATCAACGAAATCAAATATGATGATTTAGACTCTGCCCTCGAAGGAACAAAACGCTCCATCGAGGGTGTATTTCTACCTACAGTAAGTGGAGTGTCTGCCGCCATCACGGATGTATTCTCCACGCTGTCCAATGCCATCAACCAGGCAGACGGTGATTTCGATGCGATCAGTACTGCAATTGGAGATGCAGTCGGTGAAATCACAAACATCGTAACCGAGCAGCTTCCCATGTTTATTCAGCTCGGTGCAGACATCATCGGTTCCATCGGCAACGCCATTATCGAGAATCTGCGTATGCTGATTGATGTTACTGTCCAGATGGTCATGACCATTCTGGAGGGTATCATTTCTGCATTGCCGCAGATTACAGAGGGGGCATTACAGCTTCTGCTGGCACTGGTAGATGGCATCATTCAGAACCTTCCCGCATTGGTCGAGGCGGCAATTCAGATGGTAGCTACCTTGGCTGCCGGAATTGCGGAAGCACTCCCAGAGTTGATTCCTGCGGTTGTGCAGATGATTACGACCGTGGTGCAAACGCTACTGGAAAACATCCCGCTCCTGCTTGATGCCGCCTTGCAGCTGATTATGGGCTTGGCACAGGGACTTCTGGATGCGATCCCCACGCTGATAGAAGCACTTCCGGCAATTATCACTGCAATTGTTGAGTTTATTGTCTCAGCCATTCCACAGATTATCGAGGCGGGCATTCAGCTTCTGACTTCACTTGTGGGTGCATTGCCAGACATCATTGCCACCATTGTGGAAGTGCTGCCCCAGATTATTGAGGGTATTATCACAGCTTTGTTAGAGGGCTTACCTCTGATTGTCCAGGCAGGCATCGACCTACTTGTGGCGTTGGTACAGGAACTGCCCACAATCATTGAAACCATTGTGACAGCACTGCCTCAGATTATCACGGCTATTGTGGAAGCTATAGTCAGCAGCATTCCGCAGATCATTGAAGCAGGTGTTCAGTTGCTGGTATCTCTGGTAGCAAACCTTCCGCAGATTATTGCAGAGATTGTCAGAGCCATTCCCCAAATTATCACAAGCATTGTTCAAGGCTTCTCTGAAGGTATCCCGGATCTCATGGAAGTTGGCGAAAACATGATTAAGGGCATCGGACAGGGTCTGTCCAGTATGGCATCGTGGCTGTACGACAAGGCATCCTCTCTGGTAAACAGTGTTGTGGGCGGTGTGAAATCGCTGCTCGGTATTCATTCTCCCTCCACGGTCTTTGCCGGAATCGGTGAGAATATGGGTGCCGGTATTGGTGTTGGCTTTGTCGATGCCATGAAGGGCGTGGAAGAAGATATGCAGAAGGCTATTCCCACCAACTTTGATGTAGATGCAAGCCTGGATGGTATGACCGCCACTGCCGGAAACGGTGATCGTGCCTTCAATGTAACGATCCCGCTGACTTTGGATGGAACAACGCTTGCCCGCATTTTGGCTGAAATCCAGTGGTCGCAGAATGCTGTATTTGTCAGAAATCTCGGTACGGCATAAGGAAGGAGGAAAACGATATGGCACTTGAAATCTATAACGGCAGTACACTGTTGTACTCGTTGCCTCGTGTGCTGGGAGCAAGCCTGGTGGACAAATTGTCCGGCGAGAGGACGCTTTCTTTTTCCTCTCTGATCTCCCGTTCACAGGGGATGCAGCCTGGTCTTACGGCAAAGTTGGATGGGCAGTATTACAGCATTGTCCGAGTCAGCCGGAAAATCACAGGTGGATTCCCTGTCACCACGGCAGAGTGCGAACACATCTCGTATCTGCTCAATGATGAAAAATATAACCTCGTTACCTTTGTTTTCGAGGGAACACCGATGGAAGGGCTTCACGAGTTGCTCGATGATACGCCCTTTTCCATTGGCGTCTGTGAAGCCACAGAACGGGTGGAGTGTTATTTTACGGAAGGAACGCTGAACCGCCGAAATGCGCTCATGCGTTTCATTGATGCCTGCGGATGCGAAGTGGAGTATGACGGCTATGCTATCAATCTCCGCAAGCATCGTGGCAGCACCACCAGGAAAATTCTCATGGACGGAGAGAATGTGACCGACCTCTCCGTCACCCTGGATTCTCGCGAAAACACCGCTGCCTATGAAATCTCGCTGTTCAAAATGGCTGATTTACAGGCTGGCGATGAAGTGAACATTACCTATACACCGATGGGTGTTAATGTAAACACCCGCATCGTGAGCATCACATATAACCCGTTCTACCGTTATACCGTTCGGGTTGAAGTCGGAGACTATGTGCCGAATTTGATGGCTTCCACTGCAAAAAATCTTGACCGTATCCGACAGGAGTTTCGAGCT